AGGACTCGTCGGCTTGTCCAAGGAGGAAGTGGAGGAGCTTGAGAAGGCGGCGCGGGAACTAGGACCGAGTTTCGGCAAGTCCTCCCAAGAAGCGGCGGACGCGCTCTTCTTTATCACTTCCGCTGGTCTTCGAGGCGCGGACGCGATCGAAGTTCTCGAGGCTTCTCTGAAGGCTTCCGCGATTGGTTTGGGCGACGTCAACGCGATCGCGAACACAGCGACCGCCGCGATGAACACTTACGGGGCGGCGAATCTTTCGGGGACGGAAGCGGTCGAGGCTTTGGCTGAGGCGGTCCGGCTTGGACAGTTCGCTCCGGAGGAGTTGGCGTCCTCGCTCGGTCAGGTAATCCCAATCTCTAACGAGTTGGGGATCTCTTTCCAAGAGACAACGGGTCTCATTGCCGGATTGACGAAGACCGGACTCCCGGCTTCTCAAGCTGTCACAGGTATCAAAGCCGCAATGCAAGCGTTCTTGAAACCAACGTCCGAAGCTCAACGTATGCTCGAGAAGTACGGCTTCACGACGGACGATGTCAAGAACTCAATCGAACAAGATGGTTTCTTGGCGACGATGGTGAAGCTTCGGGAAGCTTTCGGGGAGAACGAAGAAGACTTTACAAGAGTTATCGGTTCGATCGAAGGATTGAACGGTGTTCTCGCTTTGACGGGAGAGAACGTCGAGGTGAACTCTCAGATCGTCGCCGATATGACGGACGAGTTCCTCATTATGGACGAGGCGATGCAGATCGTCAACGAGACCGCGCAACAAAAGTTCAACGTCGCGATGGAGACGATCAAGGACAGCTTCCTCGAGATTGGTCTCGCGCTAATCGAGAGACTCCAACCGTATCTCGACGACTTCCTCGAGTGGATCGACACGAACGGACCGGCGATCGAGGAGGGCTTCGTCGCTATCTTCGACGCCATTGACAAGTTTCTCTCGAGCGAAGTCTTGGCGAACATAATACAACTCTTCAAGGACTTGTGGCCCGAGGTGGAAGAGACGATTATCCGATTCGGCGAGTTGGTCGAGACGTTGATCCCTCTCGTCGAGCAAGCACTCGAGACCGTCATTCCTTTATTCGGGGACACGGTCTCGGTTGTGTCAGATCTCGCCTTCTTCCTCGACGAAGTCATTCGAGCTATGGGCGGGTTCCAAGGCGAATCCCCCGGGTTCATTGACTGGCTCGAAAAGAATCTCAACCCGGTGCAACGGTTGGCGACAGCGATGGAGACGTTGGCGAATTGGCTCAACGCGGCGCGAGAAGCTTACGAGCGTTTCGTCTCGGCCGGAGCGTTCGAGAGTCAGAGCGTCATTAGTGTTGGCGGAGCCGGTTTCGGTGGTCGTCGAGCTGGCGGAGGACCCGTGTCCGGTGGAACCTCGTATCTCGTCGGGGAGATGGGGCCGGAGCTCTTCGTCCCGTCCGGCGACGGAAGAATCGTCCCGAACAACGCTCTCGGCGGCTCCACAATCAACATCACAGTCAACGCGGGAATGGGGACGAACGGGGCCCGGGTCGGTGAGGAGATTGTCTCCGCCATAAAGAAATACGAGCGCCACAGCGGTCCCGTTTTTGCGAGAGCCTAATGGCTACGGTCGTCCAACTCTCAACCGTCGAAGGCTTTATCCTCGACGACCCGGTCGCGGGCGTCCTCGACAATCTTCTTTACACGCTTGGCGGGAACTCGTTCGCCGACATCACTTCAAGTCTCATAACGGCGTCGGTGAGTCGGGGGAAGAACCGAGATCTCGACCGTTACTCCGCTGGAATGGCGTCGATTGTTCTCAACAACGAAGACCGGAAGTTCGATCCGCTTTACACGGCGGGACCGCTTTACAACCAACTCGTCCCGCGCCGCGAGATCCGAATCACAACCGACGGGGAGCGCGTCTTCACCGGGACCGTCGACGACTACAATCTTGACTACGTTCCGAAGCCTCGGTCGAAAGCTGAGATCGCGGCGTCCGACGATCTCTCTCTTCTCTCCCGCCAACTCCTCTCCGGCTTCAACCCGTCCTCACAGCTCACAGGAGCCCGCGTAACGGCCGTTCTTGACGACGCTAATGTCTTGTGGCCAACGGATCGTCGAGACGTCGACACAGGCCAATCTACGCTCGGGACCGGGATCTTCGACGGAAACGCTCTCGAATATCTTCAACAAGTCGACGGATCCGAACAAGGAGCTCTCTTCGTTGGGAAGAGCGGAGATCTTGTCTTCCGCGATCGTCTCGACTTCACTCCCACGTCCACGTCGGTTGTCGAGTTCGCCGACGACGGGACCGGGATCCCGTATCAGCGGGTCCAAGTGAACTACGGGATCGAGTTGCTATACAACAACGTTGAGGTGACTTCTCCGGCGGGGACCGCGATCGCGAACAACCAAAGATCTCGGACCGCTTACGGGGTGAGCTCTTACGAGGTGGCGACGCTCGTCGACTCTCAGGATCAACTCGACAATCTCGCCGACTTTCTTGTCTCGAAATACGCGGATCCGGAGTATCGGATCTCCGGCTTCGCGATCAACTTGGACGGGATCTCTTCCGGCCAGAAAGCCTCGGTGTTGGGTCTCGAGCTCGGCGACGTTGTCAAAATAACGTTTACCCCGAACGCTACGGGAAACGCCATTGTGCAATTCGGGCAAGTGATCCGGCTCGACCACGAGATCGAGCAAACTCGCCACGACGTCGTTCTCGGACTCGCCTCGGTCGATTGGACGTTCTTAGTCCTCGACGACGCTCTCTTCGGTACAATGGACAGTAACAATGCCCTCGCTTTCTAAGGAGCTCTAATGGCTGGTGCCGGGTTCAAGGACTTCCAAGCTGGTGAAGTCCTCACAGCGGTCGACGTGGACACTTACCTAATGCAACAAAGCGTTATGGTGTTTGCGGGGACGGCGGCTCGAGGATCCGCGATCGGGACTCCAACAGAGGGAATGTTCTCGTATCTGAAAGATACGGACGCGTTAGAATACTATACGGGCGCGTCGTGGGTCGCTTTCACAACCGGAGGCGGCGGCTTCGAGACTAACTTCTTACTAATGGGGGCTTAAGTGGCAACGAATTACAAGACTCTTGGACAGCTCGATCTCACGAGCTCGTCGTTGACAACGCTTTACACTTGTCCGGCCTCGACGGAGACCGTCGTGTCGACGATCGTCATCGCGAACCGAGCGGCGGCCGCTGACACTTTCCGTCTCGCTATGAGGACGGACGGGGACGCGATCTCCGACAAGCACTACTTGGCTTACGACGTGCCGGTGGCGGCGAACGACTCGACGACTTTGACTCTTGGGTTCACGATGGAGGCGACGGACGTGTTATCGGTTGCGGCGTCGGGGACAGCTTCGGAACTTTCCGTCAACGCTTTCGGTGCTGAAGTAGACGTCTAGAGGGGGTAACGACTAATGGCTGTTACTTCTATGGCAAACAGTTCCATCGCGAACTATAACAAGTTCAATCGGATGGACAAGGATTCGGCACTTCAGGCAAAGGTGGCTTCCACTACGGGTTCGCCTACGGTGGGAACTGATGGTTCCGCAACCGTGTATTCGTTCACGGGTTCGGGTTCGATTACGGTGTCGCGTGCCGGTTTTGTTGAACTGCTTGTTCTTGGTGGCGGAGGCGGGGGCGGGCTCAGTTACGGAGCCGGCGGGGGCGGTGGTGGCCACCTAGAAATAACTCAAGCGTATTTTTCGGTTGGTACGCACACTGTTGTTGTTGGGGCTGGTGGGGCGGCTCAATCATCTGTAGGGGATAACTACGGGCTAGTTGGTGTTTCCGGTAACACTTCGAGGATTGGTGATTTTTTTAGTCCTGGCGGAGGTGGCGGTGGTAACTCACAATATGATTTCCCTGATATTGGTGCGAGGAGCAACGCTGGTCAGAACGGCGGTTCAGGAGGTGGCGCTGGGGGCTTTAACACGGGGACAGCTAGGACTGCTGGTAACGGTATTTCACCGATTGGGAACGATGGCGGAGATGCGGCTAGTGGAGCCGGAGGTGGCGGTGGGGGCGCTGGGGCAACAGGCTCAAACGCCACAAGCACTGCGGGGGGCAATGGCGGAAATGGTGCGGCCTCGTCTATTACCGGCTCGTCTGTTACTCGCGGAGGCGGAGGCGGTGGGGGTGGTAGTTCTACTTCAGGCTCAGGGGGAACAGGTGGCGGAGGCGCTGGAGCAGCTTCAACTCCAACAA